CCAATCCGGTAGAATTTACGGCCGCCCTTGGGGCAGTCAACGTGTTGCTCCGGTTTGTGACCGTGGGCAAGTATCAACTTGCGGAGCCAGCCGGCGATCAGGATGGAGGCGCTGACGAGTCAGCGCCGAGAGCGTCCCATACATCCAGCGCCGGCGGCTCCGCCCTCTTGCTCGTGATTGGCATGTCCCTGGTCATGATGACCTGGGCTTGCAGCAGCACGGACAACCAAGCAGCCACCAGTGTGGCTCTCACGGACGGCCAGGTGGTGGTCATCCGTGGCGGCTCGTCCCTGGTGGTTGACCGTGACTCTCACAGCGTTGCCTGGTCTCAGTCCACCCCGGACGTGGTTGTGGTGCCTCCCGTGGTACAGGCTACATCCAAGTAACCGCTATTAACTTTTAACTAATAACCAATTGTGAAAGTAGCACTAGACATAGGGCATTGCTCCACGGGCGACCAGGGCGCAGTGAGCCGCGACGGCCTGGCAGAGCATCCTTTTTGGGCGCAGTACACGCCGGCAATCGTCAAGGAATTGGAAAAGCTGGGGCACCAGGTGCGCGTCTTCCGGCGCGAGGATTACAGCCGTAGCATCAAGAATGAATGCGTAGCCATCAACGCCTGGGGAGCCGATGTGGCAGTAAGCCTGCATCTCAACTCCGCTGACAGCCCGGCTTGCAAGGGTGGGCATGAAGTGGTGCATTACGACGGCAGCACCAAAGGTATTGCCCTGGCCAAGGCGATTGATGCGCAGTTTGACCTGATCACGGAATTGGCCGATCGCAACATCCGAACGCCTTACGCCAACCGTGGCGACGTGTTTTTGCAGGGTACCATCTGCCCGGCAGTGATTGTGGAAGGGGCTTTTCTCTCCGTAGATTCGGACGTCAAATTTATCCGCAAAAAGGGTGAGGTACTGGCCCAGGCCGTTGCTCATGGCATCCATGCTTATGCGGTGCAATGTGGGGCCTGATCGCAGATGTCGCATCAAGTGGCATATCTCCAGAAGTTGTCGGTACCATCTTGGGCGCGGCTCTCGGCTCTACCGGAACTTGGTGGGTGGCCAAGGGGCGCAAATCACCCCAGCAATCAGACGATGCCCAGCGAGTGTATTTAGAAGATAAATTCGCTACCCGTGAAGAGGTTGCCGAGATCAAGCAACAACACCGGGCCGAGGTGTCCGACCTCCACGCACGCCTAACCGGCATTACGGTCAAGCTCAATGAGATGTACGGACAGCAAAACATGATGATTGAAATTCTTAAATCACGGAAATCACTATGAACCAACATGCCAAGGTTAAAATAGCCATCCTGCGCAGTCTCAAGAGGATGCCCAAGACCTATACGATGCGTGACGAGGCGTTGCGCGCGGAGGTCTGCCTGGATGTGATGCCTCGCCCCACGCTGCTGGAACTGGAAGACGCCCTTACGGATCTGGAACAATCCTCCTGCATTGTGGGTACCCGCAACGAGCTGACCGGGGAACGCAAGTGGATGATCACGGACGCGGGAATATTACAGCTTGGCCAGATATGACCATCCCGGACGCCATTGTCTCCGTTGCCTCTATGGCCTTTAGCTTAACCGCTCTATATCTACTTCTCAAATACCGATGAAGAAACTCCGTCAGGACAGCGTAGCCGCCAATCTGCCGCCCTATCTCAAGGATGCGGTGGACGAGATGCTGTTTAGCGGCGCTGCCTATAAAGCCGTGCAAGAACGGGTGGCGGAAGACGGCATCACCTGGAGCCTGACGAGCATCGCGCAGTATTATCACAATCACGTCCAGCCGCTGCTGGCGACACGCCGCAAGGACATAGCCGCCAAGCTTAACAAGATGGATGCCTCTGATTTGGACGAGGCTACTTTGCAGGCTGTGCGCTCCACGGTGTTTGACTTGGCTACCTCACCAGGTAGCGACCCCAAAACCCTGAAAACTCTGTTCGGCATCGTGCAGAGTTACGCCAAGGGCAAGCTGGAATCCACCCGCCTGCAACTGGATATTGATAAATGGCAGACGATGGCCGCCCAGGCCGTGCTGGACAAGGCGCTCTCGCCGGAGGTCCAGGCCATTGTGGGCAGCGATGCCTCCGACGAAGAAAAGATCAAGGCCATGCGTCATTGCCTCTTTGGCCAGGCCAAAACAATCATCCCTGAATTCGTCAATGGATAAGCAGCAACACGACCCGCTGATCAACCTCATGACCTTCCAGGACACGGCGTTCTGGCTGGTTCTGCGCGTGTGCTTTTTCCTATGGAGGCGTCAGGCCGGTAAGTCTTACACGATCGCGGCCAAGGCGATTGACCGCATGCTGCGCAAGAAAAATCACTCCTGCTTTTTCGTTTCCGCCTCTATCGCCACGGGCAAGGAAATTGTCCAGAAGGAAGCTCAAATCTGGCACGATGCCCTGGCCAAGCTTAAAGCCAAGCAGGCAGCTCTCGGCAAGGAGCTGGGAGGCAACGTCATTGACAAGGGCAATCACAACCTCCTGGACGTGGACGATCTGGCCGAGTTGATGGACAAGCAGGCCGCACAAATCCGCATCTATCACAACCGCACTTCCTACAGCCGGACGCTGATCCTGGCCCCTAATCCCGACACGGCGCGCGGCTGGACCGGCGACCTGTTCGGTGACGAGATCGCGTTCTGGCCAGCGTTCCGTGAGGTATGGGATGCCGTTGAGCCTATCATCAGCCGCAATCCGGAATTCATCTTCTGGTTATTTACGACCCCGGCCGAGGACGACACTCACTACACCTACGACTTGCTTGATCCGGGAGCGCTGGAATTCACGCCCAAGGCCACCGGGAATTTTTACAAAACGGAAAGCGGCTATCCGGTCCACCGCGTGGACGTTTACGACGCCGAGCTGGCCGGGCTGCCCCTGTACGATCCGCTGGACGGCAAGGTGATCCCTTACGACGAATTCAGGCTGCGCGCCCTGGACAGGGCAGCGGCCGACCGCAACTATGCGCTCAAGTTTGTGCAGGGCGGCCAGGCTGCCATCCCGCTCTCCTGGCTCAACGCAGCCCAGCAACTGGGCGGGAACTGCTGTACGGGAATCGACCTTAAAAAGGAGGACTGGGCATCATGAATTTGCAAAGCAGATTGCGCGGATTGATCCCGGCCTCATGGACGGACCATCTTCGGGACGGCATGGTGAGCCTGGGACTGGACGTAGCCTCCACAACGGAAAACAAATCCAACCCCAGCGCCTTGAGCCTTATGGAGCACTGGGACAGCCGCTATTGGGTGCGGCTGCAACTGCGTTGGAAAACCGGAGACCTGGATGTCATGACCTCAATCTTGCGCCACTTACTGCGCTACATCCCCAGGGCACAGCGCAAAGTTTTGGTCGTGGATAAGTCCAACGAGAAATTTGCAGCCAACCAGCTGGCCAAGGTGCTGGGCCGTGAGATCAATGTGGTTGGCTTTGCTGGCAACAACAAAGTGCGCTACCAGGGCGAAGACAGCGATGCCAAAACGGCGATGGGATGCGCGTATTGTGCGGCGCTGGAAGACGGCCTCATTGCACTGCCTGCCGGTAAGTGGATACGCGACGATCACCGCCAAGTAACGCGCAACGGAGCGCGCTTTGAGGCGAAAGTGGACAAGGAGGGTAACCACGCCGACGTCTTTGACAGCGACAAGTTAGCCTACTGGGGATTTATCGGCAAGATCAGCGCCCCCGTAATGCCCTATGACCTGGGCCAGGAGCAATCATCAAGCATCTACGACATGGGCATGGCCAACACAGGAGGATTTTACGCATGAGCAAACCACTTACACTTAACCGCAGGACCAAACCGGGCAGACCGCGGACCGGGAAGCCCAAGGGGACAGACAGCCGGCCGGGCACCTTTGTCGATGGAGCAGCCTTGGACACGGGAGAGCAGGACAAGTGGCTCTCCTGGCAGCCTCTCCTTGAAACCATTGATGTAGAAACGGCAAAAATCTGCATGCAGGAAACCCTGCGCGGAGCTTATGCCAGGACGCAATGGCTCTATGAACTGCTGGAGCCGGGAGACGGATTGCTGGGGGCGTGCGTGCGCCGGCGCAAGGCGGCGCTGGGCCGCATCCCCTGGACCATCCGCCTTCGGGACGATATCTCCGACGAGGAAAGCCATCTGGCCGACCGCCAGATGGCCGTAGTGACGGACTTTTTTAATAGCCTTTACGGTCTCAAGCAGAGCATCACAGCCCTGGGACAGGCGGAATTCCGAGGGTACAAGATACTGCAAAAAGCTGTTACTTCCCGCGGCGACCTGACACTGGAGGTCACTGACAACTGGAACTGGGTGCGCGACGGCTACAAAGGCGCATGGAGTTGGAATCCGCGTGCATCCTACGGCGTCAACAACGGAGACTATGTGCCGGTGGATCGCAACAACCTGGTTGTGCGCACCTGCGGACTGCCCATTGACCATGTGGCCATGTTTAACGTATTGGGCCGCAAAAACACCATCGGCCAGTGGCGCGTGTACAACGGCACCTATGGCGTGCCGGTGATCATGCTCTATATGCCAGAGGGGATCTCCCCGGAAGAGCGCAAGAAATTTATTGAGGTGGCCAAGCGCATCACCTCCAGCGGGCGCGGCGTGCTGCCGGCAGGGAGCAAGACGGAAATGCTGGCTTGTACAGCCAACAACTTTGAAAGCTTTGCCCGACTCCTGGAACAGGACAAGCAGGAGCTGGTGCTGGCGGCCACGGGCGGCCTGCTCACCATGCTAGTGGAATCCGGCAGCGGGACGCTGGCCGGCAGCGCTCACCAGGAGGCCTTTAATCAATTGGCTGACCTGGAGGCGGAGGAGATATCTGAGGTGATCAACAACCAGGTTACGGCCGACATCCTGGATGATTATTTCCCCGGCGAGGATCACCTGGTGGAATTCGTATTGGAGCGTCCGGCGACGGAGGGAGCCAACCAATCCATCACGGACATCGCCACCCTGAGCACGGCCGGTTACCGCGTCAGCGTGGATACGGTCCAGGAGCGCACCGGGTATGAGGTCACGGAGGGAGTCAACCCCAGCGAGATATACGCGACCAAGGCGGCCGGCTACTACCCGACACAGCCGGCCATGGAGCAGATTACCGGCATGCCGCTTAACCCCATCCCCGCCGAGCAGATCAGCACCAACCGGGCGGACGTGCCGGACACTCCGCAGGACACCCTCACACCCCAGGAGATCGCCGCCCTGGAACAACTGGCCCATGCCGGCTCCCTGGAGGCCGTTACCGCCCAGACGGCCGCAGTCCTGGACGATGCTCTCCAAACGGCCGCAGGAGGCCCGGATGTGTCCGAAACGGATAATGAACCGCAAAACACCTAACCCCTCGTTGCAACCCCATTGCAAAACGCAAATACGCCACATCTCACAACCATGAGCAATTACGATTTTGACAAATACCCTCATGCACCCTTTGGCAAAGGCAAGACGCCGCGCATGGCGTGGTATCTGATTGAGCCGTGGGACCGGGACAAAAACCGCATCCCGGACGGGGAAGACGCCAAGGGCAAGCCCGTCCTCAAGGATGTCATGGAGGTCATCGACCGCAAGACGGCGGAGGGACTGGTCAAGGCATTTGACCTTGCGGACTGGATGGGCAAGGGCATCCCGGTCAACAAGGATCACCTGCACATCTACTCCGACTCCGGAGACACCAAGGCTTACGGCTGGATCAAGGCGCTCTACGCCGATGACGCTGGACTGTGGGCGCTGGTGGAGTGGACCGACGAGGGGTACGCCCTGGTCAACGGCGACGCCTACGCCTTTTTTAGCACTGAGTACCCCTACAAATATTACATCATCGGCCCGGAGGTCGATGAGGAAACCGGCCTGCCCATCGCGCGGCCCGGCAAATTGTACGGCCTGGCCATCACCAACTATCCGGCCAACCGCCGCCAGGATTCCATGACCCATTCCGCCCGGCTTGACGGGCAACTCCGCTGCCGGAGAGCGGCAGCAATCAACAACACCAGCAATAATATGGCAACCAAGAAATCGACCCGCAAAACCACCCGCACCAAGAGCGAGGAGGAAATGAAGACGGACCCAAACGCGGCTCCCCCCGCCGAGGACGAAACCACGACGGAAACCAACTCGGAAGAGGAAACCACCGAAGAAACCACGGCGACCAACTCTGAGGAAGAAACCACGGAAACCACGGAATGCAACGCCGAAGCAGAAGAATTCTGGACGTCGCTCCTGACCTCCCTGGGCCTGGACCCGGAAGACACGGAAATCACCCAGGACGACGTACTCGCCGCCGTGGAAGCCCTGGCAGCGGATAACGAAAACATGCGCTCCAAGCTCAAGACCAACCGCGCCAAGATGGGAGCGGCCGCCCGGCTGGCCCGCCTTGGG